CTGCGAGATCAATCATCCGCAATATGGTTGGATTCCATTCACCGCAGACCCTGACGATGTTGAACAGCATGGGCGGGACATCTATGCTGCTGCCCTAGCCGCTGGCCCTGCCCCCTATGAACCCCCGCAGGATCAAGAGGGATGACAACCAAATCAAAGCCTCACAAAACATACAAACGTGAACTAGCAGCCCTTCTCCTAGTCTTCTGGGGGTACTGTGTCGTCACCCTAGACTTCAACACCATTGGTGCTATCACTCCTTGGGTCTTCTTGTATGTCTTGGGGGCTTTTGGTATTGACGCTTACTCTAAACAAGTCAGAGTGAGTTCCCAAGGAGTTGAGATTGATGAAACAGGATCTAACTCAGGGGGATACTGATGCTAAGTCTGATACCGAAGAAAGCATATCTGATAGGGATAGTCATCTTGGTCGCTACTACAGGTGGCTACTTGATGACCCAATATCTCAAGACTATTGGAAAGCAAGAAGAGCAGATAAAGAACCTACAGGAAGACCAAGAGATCAGGAGGAAAGTTGATGCTGCGATTAGGAATGCTCCTAGTGACCGTGACGGCTCTATCGGGGTGCTCGACGAGTTTCTCGGATCTCGGGGGAACCAATAGGGGTGTCTGTGACAGCCTAGAGAACCCTATGGTGAATCATGTTGGGTCTCTAGTTGAACTACAAAAAAATACCCCCGACCGGGTAATCCAGACGGGGGCGACACTAGTCTCAGCTTATCGCGGAGCTTGTGATTAAGGGATAATAACAATAACCTAAATTTCTACTCTGGGGGCCTTCGGGTCCCCTTTTTTGTTGCTATCAGGCAGGTTCCCCCTCAAGGTTCACCTCAAGGCAATCAAAGAAGGCTAGATGAACCTCATCACCGTATTGGTCAATCACAAACTTGAGGCCATTGGTAGCAAGGTCGTTAGCACATGCGTCATAGGTGTTGAAGAACCGACCGCCACGAACAATAGCACAGGTGTCAGGCTGATTAGGGTCACATACCAGCATAAGGCCAAGGAAGGCTGCTACTTCAAACATTGGTTTCTTTCTCCTCTAGGTATTCTACCATCCAGTTCAGGTAGACTTGGGCTTTCTTGAGGTCTTCAATACCATTTTTATATTGGTAACGCCAAAGGTATTTCATCACGTTACCTTTACAATAGGCTGGGAACTCACTACCGAGGGTAGCACGGATAGCCTCAATGCACTCGATGCCTGAGTCTTGGTTGTAGTGGACAGGGTGCTCTACGTTATTTTTACCCATCACAGACCTTCTTTGACAAACGTTTCTACCCAAGTGCGAGTCATGTCGCTCCTCACAATGTCTTCTATCGTGAACTCAACGACAGGGATAGGCAGCATATGCTTCTTGACTAGGTGGACAATCTTGCTCAGGCCATCCCCTTCCTTGAGGTCAGACTGTTGAATGTCACCATTAAGAATCAGATGGGAACCTTCCCCAACCCTTGTTACCAGCATCTTGATCTCAGGGAAAGAAATATTTTGAGCCTCGTCACAGATAATGAAGGCATTCTTGAAGGAACGCCCCCTCATAAGGGCTAGGGGTGCCACCTCGATGTTACCATTCTTCAGGCCAGTCTCGACTACGCCCTTCCCCAAGTGCTCCTCTAGAACATCTAGGACAGGGAGTGCCCAAGGTGCTGACTTCTCCTCTAGTGTCCCCGGCAGATACCCGATGTCCTTTCCTACAGCCACATGAGGACGTGTGATAACGATCTTGTCGATGTGCTTCATGTGGTACTGGTTAGCTGCAAAGGTAGACACACAGTAGGTCTTACCTGTACCAGCAGGTCCGAAGACTACAACCTGACTGCTCTTCTTCAAGGCATCCAGATACTCTCCTTGTTTGTCGTTACGAGGGACTAGCTCTATGGCGACCTTCTTCTCATCATGCTTGGTTGTAGCACGTCGAGTTCGGGTCTTTGGTTTCTGTTGCACCGTCACTGCGCTCCTTGCGCTAGTTAAGAGTATCCACCAGCCTCAAGTGCTGCTGCGAAAGCCATATGGTAGCCTGCCACCTTAGCATCTGTCCCGTCTTGACCATTCACGATACGACGAGGGTTCTGAGAGGGTGGGGCAGACAGTGCCTCGGGGAACTGGTAATCAGAGAGTTTCTTCCCAGTGAACTTACCATCCCGCATACCCTCTACAGCGACACGGGCAGATACATCCATCTTGAGTGCATCGTTAGGGTTGGTGATACCGAACTTCCGGTAGTTGCTCTCATGGGTCAGTTGAATATGACCACGACCAAACCAACCTGACCGCCAATAAGGGGTCTTGACCCAAGGTAGCTTTCCTTGTGCCCACGCCTTGTCCAGTCGAGAGATAGCTTGGGCATCACTGCTTGCAAAGGTCTCTCGGACAGGAACCATACGTCCACCAGTCTCGTGATAGACCTGAGCCAGCACATTAGCCATATGGTGCAGAGGAAGGGTCTCACCAGCGTCTAGGAGGGCTTCCACACCTTCCACTTGAGATTGGCTAAGGGCAGTCCCGAATACTCCACTATTCCTGCGACGAAGACTTGAGAAGAAAGCTGCGCGATCCATACTATGCTTTATCTTACGTTTAAACAGTCCGTTGAACATTCTCGTCTCTATTATTGTTTAAGGTAAATCTGCGGAGAATAAGCCCGTTAAACCCCGCAGATTATCGTTTTAGGTAAGGTAACTATTGACCTAGTAACCTCTTTTGCCTGTACCAAGTTGTCTTTGGCACCCCATGCTTACTAGCCTCTTTGTAGGAAGGCAATTCAAATACCCAACTTGGGTACACATCAGAGGCCCTCTTACCATCCCAGCGTTTCTTTGCATACTCCCCGCATACCCTTTTTGTTTCCTCCGTGTGTTTCATGCCATAGGCCGAATGTTCGCCACCGAGAGATTTATTATAGAGTTGCTCAGGTTCGTACAGGGAGATAAGAAGCTGTTCCTTCTTCACCAAAGATTCTTTACTTTCGCACCGCATAACGACATCCCAAGTAAAGGAATCTGGCCCATACTTCCTAATAGCTTTATGGAAGTGCATGTTGGAGCCGCATTTAGCGGAACGAAGGTGCTGAGACTTCCTGTGCTCTAGGGTCTTTGTGGTAAGGCCAATGTAGACCTTACCGTTACTTTTATTGTAGGCTTCGTAGAGTATCATACCCCACAAGATCCCCCAGACCCGCTGATGTCACAAATATCGTGGGTTTCCACATGCTCGTAGAACTCTTCGCCCAGCTTAGTGACAGCCTCAGAGTAAGGCACAGAAGTCAGGGGTTGACCCCCACGCGCACCATCCGGGTAACAAGTAAAGCCCCGAAGACGGTGGGCGTAAGATGCCAGAGTGTTAGCGAAGTCCTTTACCGTATCCTCATTGTTAAGTTTTGTCCCCCAAGCTGGGAGGTTAATCGTAGAGGAAATCGACATATCAACATAGTCCTGCACATCGGCTTGGAACTTGATACGACGCTCGTAGTCATCTGCTAGGTCGAGGGCACTTTCCACCTTATCTGGATCAACACCATAGAACTCAATAAGCTCTTGTGCAGCACTGTCAACCACATACTGATAAGCCCATCGATCCTTGCCTTTCAAATAACGCCGCTTGTAGGCCACAGCAAAGATAGGTTCGATGCCAGTAGAGGTCCCAGCAAGAATACCAATACTACCAGTAGGTGCAATGGCCCGATTAGCAACCGGACGGCTGATAGAAAGTCGATCAGCAAAAGACTTACTGACAGTGTCGCTAACCCCCTTATAGACAGACAACCACTGGTGAAGTTCTGGGGTTACTTCATATTGATAACCCTTTTTGATGAGCCACTCATGGACACCCATGAACCCAAGACCGAGACGACGATTCTTTGCCCGCACCTCATACACCTTGTCGTAAGGAAGCTGCGCCTTAAGTGTCCCACAGATTAGGAACATTGTACCAAGACGGACAACATCACGCAGTTCCTCGATGCTTTCAATACGGCCGAAGTTCAAGGAGCCAAGATTGCAAACGTCACTGTCGTCTTCTGACGTAACTTCCGTACAGGCGTTACGAAGGGTTTCATTCTCCTTATCGAAGAAATTAAAGGAGAACCCCGGCTCTGCTGTCTTCAGTGCTTGGCGGACGTTCTCCTCAAAGACCTTGCCAACTTGTCCAGTTTTCCAATAACCAAGGAGCCATTCTGTGTCGTAATTGACCGAGATGTTGGTCATGTCCAGAGGTGCTGGAAAGTTGAAATCATCTTGCTTAACGTCCCACAGACTTTGTCCCGTTCGTCCAATAGGCATCTCTGCCCAATCTTTGGCCTTAAGGAACTTGTCTACATCCCCGTGTTTCCAATTAAGAGAGGCGTAGATAGCAGACCGACGAGACCCACCCTGCATGACACGACGCCCAATCTCGTTAATCATGTTCATCTTAGGGATAGGCCCGGACGCTTGCCCTCCAGTGCGCTGAATGGGGGCACCCTCTGTACGGTAGACAGAGTAATCAACCCCGATACCACCCCCAGTCATAAGGCAGCTTTCAGCTTTCCACGAAAGATTGGCCCAATCCTCTCGACTATCCTCCTCAGCACGAAGTAGGTAGCAGTTGTTGAAAAACTTGTTTGGGCGACCGGCGTAGTAGAGATAACGGCCACCGGGAATGAACTTTAGTTCTCGGATGTATTTCTCAAGGGTATCTTTGTCGTCCTTGGTGACAGCCTCCCCAGCGACAGACATAACATCTTCGACAAGAGTCTTGGCTAGGGAAGACCAAGTCTCAGCACCCTCGTGACGGTACTTATGGTTGAAGATGTCTTCCGAGAATTTGCTTCGGAACATGGGGTTGAGGTTGGATTTATACTTCATTCTTGTTTTCCTCGTTTTTGTTTATCTTCTTCGAGCCACACCAGCCGATCAATATCACATCGGTTGATGCCAATATCCCGTAGCTCTCGGTCAGTGAGTTTGTTCAACTCTTTAATCACTGCTCGGTGATACCGCCAAGTCTTCAGGTAGTTCCAGTAACGTTTAACCCAGTTCATTTATTCCTCATTGTTCTTGTAGTTCGTGGAGGAGATCCACAGCATCAATGGCATCTTCTTCCGTGTCACAACAGAAAGCAAGCACATCATAAAATTCACTGTCAAAATTTTGGCCGCCATCTTTCTCATAGACATCCCAAGTGCCTTCGACTTCATCGTATTCGTAGTAGAACTTACGCATTAGTAACCCCATGTCCTGTAGAGTTGATTAAACAGTTCTTTTTGGACTTCTTTTTCCAATACTTCCGAGGAGGTTTTATGTAGAAACCTCCAATAGAACGGGGGATCAATAGATCTAAACACACCAACAAAGATGTCCAGATTAATTTTAGAGCACATCTGTACTTTGTGATCGCCTATTTGTTTTTCCCACGTAATAAAATGGAGGTTGTCACGGTATTTCAACTCTTGCTTTTGCTCCCAGCCCGTAGATTTCGCTTTTTCCACTTCCCCCCATTCTGATCCCTCATAGGGAAAGGCAAAATCCCAGTCAGTCTCAGTAGTAACCTTGTCTTTGTGGTCAGGCCAATACTGCGCCATCCACCTAGAGCCGAAAAGATGGTTGTTTGGATGCAACTTATTGACCTCCTCCTTAATCTGGGAGGGGATGCTCAAAGGATAAGCGAGCAGAAAATCAGTATTCATGTCAGATCCTCCAAGTTAACTTTAGGGTAGTCTTTGTTCTTCATGATTTTACCATCAACCCTACGCTGAATAGTGCCATCAGGTTGGATACACCGACCAAGGTTGTTCACATGGACACGACGAATGGCCTCATCCAAATCCCACCCCTTAGCGTTAGCGAAACCATAGATCACATACACTAGATCGGCCAGTTCCTTGAGTTGCTGGTCAGTCGTATCTCGAAGATACTCAGAGCGCCACTCATCAGCTTCCTCAGCAATCAGAGAGGCATATAGAGAGGGTTGAGGCTTTTGTCCAGTCTTCTCTGCGAATTCCTTGACCATGCTCATAGGGGTCATGTTGTGGACCTTAGCCTTAGTGCTATAGTCACAGCCCCAATAACCATACATGGTCTCAAAGGCTTCGATGTCTGTGCCGTTAATCATTTGTCGCTACTCTCCTTGATCTTCATGACTTTAGCTGATATCTGGCTAGATATCTTGGGGTCTTTTATCCAGTCAGAGGGAACATACACAATAGGGATATACTTGTCAGCCACCAGTTCCTCGCTTCCTCACATGATGCGTCCATAGAACTCTGTCGGACCTTTATGATACTGGTCAAACAGATACCAAGCGCAGTTATCTTTCCCAGTGCTCTTACTACCCTCAATCCATTTCACTCGCCCTACTGCAACAAACTTACTGCAATAAGTCATCAGTACAGACGACTGTTTTGTGAAAGCCCAGTCAGCATCGAACAAGAGCCATGTAGGGCATATCTCTAGCCAGTGGTCAATGAAGGGGTGCAAGAACTTCCTGTCCCAAGGTGGGTTAGTGATGCAGTAGTCAACGACACCATAACCACCCAGATCAACCTGAAGGGCATCACACACATTGATACGAGGATCTTGAGGTTCTATGTCGCCCATGAACAGGCATTCCCCTTGACCCTGTGTCAACTGAGCGATGTGACTGACCAACCTACCGTCTCCAGCACAAGGCTCTACATAGTCGAAACTATAAGGTAGGTGGTCAATCAGAGGCTCTACAGCTTCGATGGGGGTCGGGTAGTAGTCTCTAGGCACTCTCTCGAAGGAAGACCTCTTACCCATCGTCGCTACACTCCCTTACCCATACTGTCGTTTCAGACGTTCCATAGACACGAACTCAGGCTCATACACGCCATTCTCTAGTTCCCGCTTGACTACCACCCCATGCCACCATTCTCGGTTAGCTTGCCCAGCCCAGCTTTCTTCACTCCCTTTGAAGCACCCAACCACCGTACCAATGATCGGATTAGGATGTGCAGAGTCCTTAAAGTAAACAGAACGCTTATGACTGTGACCACAAGTAGAACTATGGTTCCTATTTTGGAGGAGGGTATAAGCATGGTGAAGACCAGAAGTAGCTGAACCATAGTTACCAGAACTAAAGTAATGAGCATATGAGACACCATCATAATCAGCGATGGCGGGTGCGGAATTAGAGTATTCGTGGTATTCGTCGAACCAGACCTTTGTTTGAAGATGCCCGAAGGATACCCCGTATCTTTGTCCCTCCAGTCGTGGGTCATGGGAGATAGCTTTTTTAATACGATTCTCATGGTTGCCCTCGAAACCAACCCAGAAAGGACGCTTACGCTTATGATACTTGAAAGGGTGCCTCAGTCGCTCTTGAGAGTCATTGTAAGTGTCAATGTCCTTTTCATAGTTTTGACTGACAATGGCTTGAGGGTAACGAGTGTCGTATGTATTAAGAGACCGCATGTCAGCGCCGTCACCCAAGTCAATCACCATGTCAGGTTTAAGGTCGTAAAGGAAACGACCCAACCAATCAAAGCGTTCATTACTTACACCCGGATCACTATGGGCGCAAGACCATACAACTGCTGTTTTGGGTCTACTCAAAACGGAAACTCCCATACGGACACTACTTTGTAGTGGCGAAAGATATATTCTTCGGCCCTCCAAGTAGCCATATCAGGATATGCCTTAAACGGACCATCAAAACGGACCCAATTTTCCAAGTCATTAGATCCCATAATGTAGAAGACATTGCTCAAGTCTGAATCTCCAGTGGCTCAATGTTAGTATCGAAGTAATACTTGACCTGAAGGGCTTCGTCTAGGGTAGCATACCAGAAGTTAGCTAGGCCAATCTCTCCACTCTCTTCGATCTTGCAGACCATCATCCACTCATACCCGTCTTCAATCCCCATATACTCAAGGTCTTCTTCGGGGAAGTCCTCTACGCTATACGGGCCATCAATGACACCCCAGATTAGGGTCTTACTCTGGTTTTCTGTCGTGGACTCCTGCCCAGTATCCGTCGCCCCAGAGCTTTCGTCCTGCTTCTTGAGCTTCCCTATGACACTCTGCAATAGTTGCCCAAATACGTTCAGCACTTTCATGTTCGTCGATCTCCACTGGAGTATAGGGTTTGCCTTTGAAAGCAAGTCTAAGGTTAATGCTGTCTAACAGTCGCATGTCTCACTCCTTGAGCCATTCTTCAGGAATCCACTTGTCAGCATAGAGGAAGCCGTTCTTGTCACACCAGTCAGCATAACTTGACTTGGCCCCTTTGTTCAACTTAGCCTTACTATTACTGAAGACGAACCTGATGTCGAGTTCTGGATGTTGTTGCTGGATCAAGAGGTGCTTCTTCCTGTCAGCCGCTATGAACCTTCCCTTGGTCTCAACTATGATACCGTTAGGAAGCCTAAAGTCTGGTGTATACTTCCGAGTTTCATTGACTTCATACTCAATCTTGAAAGTCTCATACTCGAAGTCTACACCAGCCTTAGAGAGTTGCTCGGACACCTTGGACTCTAGTCCAGATCGGTATCCGTACTTTATACCGTTGGAGGGCACCATAGCTCTCCTTCCTTACGCCTAAGCCACAGCAGCCTAGCATTCTCGATTACACGCTCCGTATCCTTGTCGTACGCCTTAACGACAGCATCCCAGAGATCTCGCTCAGTCTTGCAGTCCTGTAGCAGTTTCTCAGCCTTGACTGGGCCAACTCGATACAGGCCAATGATATTGTCAGCCCTATCCCCAGTCAGTATCTGTTTGTAGAAGAAGCGTAGGCCCTCAAACTCAGAGACGGTAGTCCACACATTAGTAGCAAAGTTAAAGTGCCTGCAAGGGATCTGAAGCATATCTTTGTCGATAGAGGCCACAATAGACCCCGGACCATGCTTGGTAGCTGCGATAGCTATAAGATCGTCCGCTTCTTCTCCCTCGCTTACAATGGCACCCCACTTATTTACTAGCCGTTCCCTAGTGACAAAAAGGTGGATAGGTTTCTCTACCCCACTTCTGTTACCCTTGTACGGGAACGACTTTGCAATGTCATACCTGAAATTACCTGACCCAGTAAGAAATACCTGATAGTCGCTAGGGTCAGGGAACATCAATGTCTCCCCCAAGATGTGCTCCATAAGATCATCAACCTTACTTTCAGCATCTCGGGGGAACATGTCTTGAGTTGAGAAGGCTGCTCTGTACGCAATTATGTCGCCGTCCAGAAAGACCTTGCCATTAAACATAGAAGTGCCTCTTTCTGTGACAATTTGCGCAAACCATTATGCACTTATCTAACTCCTCTTTCGCAGACTCCCAATTCCTTTTCAAAATGGCGGAGGGATTGTCTACCTTGGTGTCGCCGGACAAATGATGAAAATCGTATACACAGTCTGGGTAAGACAAGCCGCAATCGTGGCACTTATTCCCCATGTAATCAACCGCACGTGCTTTGGCTTGTCTTGCAAGATACCTGCCCCTCTCCCTTTTGTTATCGACCCACTCTTTATCTTCTTTCCAACGCTTGTAATGTGATCGGGTGGTTCTTGACGAACAATCTTTACACCAACCACAATAACCAGTTCTTGAAGATGAATCCTTAGAAAAGGAGTCAAGGGGCAACCAAGACATACACTTGCCGCACCCCTTGACCTCAGAGCCGCAAGAGAAGGCATAAACAACCTGACGAATCCCTTTACCTACAGGCTCAAACTCTAGGGAGTTCAACTTGTCCTCAAGGGTTCCATCAATCAGCACCTTCCCATTGTCTAACATCAGTAGGGACTCTCGAACTCGTGACCGTGTTCAGTAGTGACCTTAACCGTATCAACGTAGGTGTATCCACCTGCTCGTGCTGCCTCAGCAAAGACCCAAGCTAGGTCACTAAGGCATTCAACACCCCCTTGAGAATAAGTGACGAGGCAATCGACGCCATCCTCATTCAGGTCTTGTTCATAGATTACAGTTACTCGCATCTGTCGCTTTCTCACTTCCAGTTAATTAGACTGCCAAAGGTAGGCATAGCCAGCTAGGTCAATGACTAGGAGAATACCTAGTGCCGTGAAGGTAGCCAAGAATGCTAGAGACAGCATCGTCAGCAGGAGGTTCTTCATTATGTGTCCTCCGTTTTAATCCAAGAGCATAAGGAATAGGATTACCCCGATAAACATTCCTACGAATGTAAACCAATCGCCCTTCATTACGCCACCTTAAACAGTTCGTCGTCTTCGTTGGCTTGGGGGACGTATTCCACAAGTTCAGTGACACCAACGTTAATCAGACGGACACCAGCACCTCGGCTATAGACTTCAAACTGAACCTTAGCCTTAGTCCCATTGCCAAGAGCACCATCTTCCTCGTAGGACCACCACCGCTTGTTCTCAGGGTCTCGGAGATCAACCACACCGGGGGCACCACCGTAGTTGACTTCAACCTCCTTGCCTTTGTTCTCGAAGGTCTTGATTACATCAGGGACAGGACGCTTCAGCTTGAGATACTTACCGATACCATACTCAGCATTACCTTCGATGATACGGGGGTTCCCAAGGATGACCGTTTGGAGACCGTCAGCAACAAGTTGGTCGATCTGTTCTTGGTCGGTGAAGTAGGCATTCACAAGATACTGCCCACCATCGTTAGCGATCTTCTGCTGCCACTGGGCACCCTCAGGGTTACCCATGTCAGCGTTCTCAGGGAAGACCTTGGCGTATTCCAAAACCATATCCATCGTGTACTTAGCCACGGCGCTTCGCTCCTTGTTCCGGTTTCATGTTGTTAGTCCTTTCAGCAGACTGTATAATAGTATAAGACCATTTTTCGTGAGTCTGCAAGCAAACCACAGAAAAAATCTTAGTGGATCTCCTCGTCGCTTCGCTTCTTAGTGAATTTCCGCGTAAGTCTGTCCGAACTGCACATCACAGCCCAAGGGAACATTGAGCTTCAGCTTGTCGTTCACCTTTTGGACAGCCTTCTTCATCACATCTTGGGTCTCCTGTTCCTTCCCCCTCTCCACCAAGGCAATCACCTCGTCATGGAACTGGCCGATAGTCTTGATGCCATTCTTACGACAGACAGCAACCCAGCTATCAAAGCAGAAGACACCAGTGCTCTGGTTGAGACTAGAGAACCTGTCCTTGTCACTACGGAGACTGATCCAGAAGCCACTGACAGGGTTCAAGAGCCACATACCTCCGTTGACTTCACGGACACGAAGCCCTTTAGCAACTTTATCGACAGACCAGTTACGCTGCCAGAAGGCTTCAAGGAGGGCTTTAGCTTCTCGCTCTGACTTACCAGTTTCCCTTGCGAGCTTGGCTGCCCCCACCCCGTAGAGACTGCTATAATTCACAACTTTGTAAGGCTTCCTAACGGATTTAAGCCTCTTGTAGATAGCTTGCTGCTCCTCGAAAGGTAGGGTCTTCATCTGCTCAAAAGTCAGAGTGTTTTGTGACATACGCCGCAGCCCTCTTCATAATCTCAGGGTCGTCTTGGAACAAACCCAAGGCCCGGTTACAGTTGTGGCACAGCAAACCCCGAGGTTTACCTGTATCGTGACAATGGTCTAAGTTAAGCCCAGTGTAGTGACACTCTCGCATCTTAAAACCTACTTGCTCACAAATGGCACAGACATGGCCCTGAGAGCGTAAGGTTTCCTCTACCCAATCGAGTCCAACACCATACCTACGTTTGTAGTATTTGTCTGCGTAAGCCTCTTTGAAGCACTTTTCACTGCAATACTTGTGAGAAGGTCCGCTGGGAGAAAAAGTTTTGGAGCACCAACCACAAAACTTATCTTTAAAAGAGCCTTGTGGGTACTTAGAAGGATCCGCTGTCATATTAGCCTGCGTTCTTTTTGTCCTAGCCATGTTGCTCCTCAAACCATCTGTAAAAGTCGTATTCATCTTGCGTGATGTCCCCGGCATAAACCGCCAAGTTCAGGTGGGGATCAAAACCATCTTGAGACATCTCTTCCACATAGTCAGGGTCGAGAGGCTTCATGTAGTGTCGTTTAGTCGTGTCCTCCAGAGAGGTCATGTCAGAGCCACAGAGAACGTATCCCTCCGGACAAGTAAGCACCCCACGGATGACATCCCCATAGGGCTTATCAACCCCCGGAAGGTTCACCAGAGGCTTCCTGTGCTTGAACCTGAGCGTGTTGGTAAGACCAGCTACCTCAGCCTTAAGCCATCCGTCCTTGTGGCTCTCAAGGAAGCCCTTCAGAATACCTGCCCGATGAGATAGAACAGTAAGACCGTCAAGAAGCTCCACAGCAGGGTCCATAGGAACAAGATCAAGAACACTTTCACACAACTCTCCATCTTTACGGACCTGCTCAACCATACGCTCTTGCCCAGTCTTGCTGTCTCGGATGAACTTGAAGGTCTTAGGCTTCCACCCCAATCCGAACAGCCACTGTTTAACCTGATCCACAGAGTTAGGGTTAGCCTTCTCTTCACCAGTCACTACAGTCAGGCTCTGGGTCGTCTCAGGCATCTTGTGTTCTTTGCACAGTTCTACCCAACGCTCCCCATGAGAAGACAGAGACCCATCCTTCTTGTGCATTACCTTGGGACGGGTCTTGACAGCCGTCAGGACACGCCTAGGCATGGCATCAGCTAGTTGCTCCTCTTTCTCCTGCTTGAGACGCATGATCTCGTCGTATGCCTCTTGTGCCCGCTCTACGTCGAGTTTCCATCCCAAGGTCTCTTGCTCACGAATACAATCCATCTTGAACGACAGATAATCAACCAGTCGCCACGCTTCTTCACTTAGGTCCGCAGACATTTAGTTACCCCCATTGAGACGCCATAGCTTCTGCAACCCCCTCAAAGAACCTACTTCTTTCTTTTGCCTTTCCGCTCCCCATCCACCAAACCCTGTTGCGCTCCTTAGAAGAGAGCTTCATCATCTCGTCATAGACATTGTTTGTGGGTCGCAATTTAGGCAGATTCTCTAGCCAAAGGCAGATACCCTTGGACTCTAGGTGCCCAAACTGCCAAGGTTGAACTTTTTGGTCCGCAGGTCGACCGATGATAGTTTTAGCGTGGCCGTGTATAGTGGGGTTTTCTATCGCCACTTTAGGGGCAGAACCTAAGAAAAGTTTGAAAAACTCAGCACCCTCGCGCATTTGCTCCCACCGGCCCGGTTTCTCATACAACCAGCGACTGCCACTGTTGGCTAGATAGGTGCACGGGGGATGAGCAATTACCATATCCCACGAACCGTCTAATACATCCCTAACATCGCCCTTGTAGTGGGGGCCAGGGGATTCAGTCTCCAAGATGTCGCAGGACATAGCATCATGTCCGCGCTTCAAGAAAGCATCCCTTACGATACCGGAGTATTCACACGCAACCAAAAGTTTCATCCGTATAGCCTCTTCAGTTTCATCTTAAGGTCAGTCCACAGTCTGTAATTAATCTTCACATCCTCAGAGCAGCGGTGAGCGTACTCCTCGTAGGTCAGGCTGTCCCAGTCCTTGATGACTGGCTTGGGCACTCCATAGTCCTCTCCGTAGCTCTCAAGGCCATGCTTAGTCCTGTGGTGGTTAAGATACCAAGACAGAGCTAGAGTATCTACCAGACGTGCCTTGACCTTGATACCCAAGACCTTCTCGACTGCCGGGATGTCGAAGAGGATTTGATTATGGGCAATCAGAACGTCAGCAGACAGGATAACCTCGCGCATCTTGTCGTAATCACCTGTATGATGGACCTCAGATGACCCAACCTCTTGCCATGCGATCACATGGATACGGTCAAATTCATCTAGGAGGCCATTCGTTTCTATGTCCCATACCAGTTGTTTCATTTTTTGACCCCATTACCGATCCATATCACTCTCAATACCATTCTGAGGCGGAATAACAAGAATTGTTGTAACAACCCTGTAGTCAATCATAAAGTCCACATACTGAGGGGAGTGCATAAGGGCATAGTCCCTTTGCTTTAGGCATTTATCAAGCGTGTCCGCAGGGGCATCAACATCTTCCCATACATACAAGCCATCACCAAGATAATACTGACCACTCAACTGGTAATGGTTTTCAGTGTGAATTTCCATTATACCACCTCTTTCAGTGTAAACGTCTCAGAGTTAAACCGCATACGTCCAGCAGAACCCTCTTCTGAACATGGGCGGTTCTTCTCTACCCGAAGGTATGTCGTGTTGCGTTCCTCGAAGTCATCAGACTCCTTGTCTCGGCTAAGACTAATGATGACACTAGCCCGTTGACCAATCATCTTGCAATACTTCATGTCGCCATTCTCGTTAGTGTGAGCAATGGTAACAATCCCTACATTGAGTTCAGCAGCCAGTTTAGACAGACGGATAGACAAGTCAGCCAGCATAGCCTCTTTGCTTTCCTCTGACGTACCAGCTACCACATCTTGGATAGGTTCGAAGAACACGAACTTACAGCCACACGCCTGACTAAAGAACCTGATCTGGTCGATCAACTCATCAGCACCTTGTCCATCAGACAGGTAGAACTGATAGAACAACTCATCCTTAGTTAGGTCCTTGATAGCCTCGATAACCAGATCACCTACCCCCTTCTCATCAATCAGATCACGTCGTGTTACATTATCTTTCAAGTGGTAACTAACGAGACCCAACAGGCTACGGAGCTTAGTCTCTTCCAAGTGCCATGCAGCGATAGGCACACCCTTCTGGATCATGTTGTATTCCAGATACCGCATAACTTCTGTGTTGTGGGTAACAGTAAAGTCCCCCAAAAGAAAGAGGTGATCCCCGTCAAGCATGATACCCCGATAAGTCCCCTCACCAATGGGTTCTACGGTGAAGCCGGTATTAAGAACGTTCTTAATCTGCTTCCGAGGTTTAAACTTCAGGCGGACGCAGGGGATTTCCGTAAGATCACCAGAGATAGTCACACGGTAGTATTTCTCCCCCTTAACAACCTTCAGTTTCTTGTATGCAGCCATACCCAAAGAGCGAGCGACAAAACAGATATCGTCTGCAAGTTTCTCTGACTTTTGGGTGATTTCGGCCCCACCAGAGGTCACACTACCATCCGTATCCAACAGCCCAGCAAGAACATACAGGCGGACTTTTCGAGTCCCTACCTTGTATTGGTGGTCTATGCGCCGGGGTTCCAAGTAGGAAGCCACAGAGCGCCAAACATCGCTATCCCTGCTGAAGCCGATGCGGTAACAGCCACGATCAAAAGTGACTGAGGTGGGTTTTACCCCAAACTCATATAGCCGTTCCATAACTTTCATCTTCTTCTTCCCCATAGAAAAGGCAGGATCATGCTTATGCCCATCTCCAAGGTAGCAACCGTGAATATAAGCAGGCTTCCAAGATTGCGCACCGAAGCGTTCCACACAAAAATCTACCCCAGTCCTCCACAGCTTCCACAAGTGTTTCTGCGTCTTTGACCAACCCATGTATTCAGTCAAAACCACATTTTTAATCTCCCCCGTAGAGGTGTGACGAAGAGAAAGGATATGATCCGCGTTGCACTCAAAAGGTTCCCCTTTTACTGGAGTCACACGATACATAGGGCCTTGCTGAAAGTTTACATTTAGGACATTACGGGGATTTCCGTCCGGTCCCATAAGCTGATCCCCAACAGATACTTGATCTGCCCGCACGATACCTCCGTCATAACGCATTACAAGAGTATGAGGTGCCAAGCTCTTGCCAATCCCTGTAGGTGCCTTGATGACCGTGAAGTGCCCCTGCATGAGACCCAAGATCTTGTCGTCTAGTCCTTGGATACCTGTCTCAACATACTGATGCTCAGGTGTGTCACGATACAGCGACAAGAACTGCTCTGAGGTGTTCAGGACATTCTCAGGGACATACTTCTGTGCGCCCCACCAAGCGGACATGAACTCCTTAGCCTTACCAGCCTGTAGGAAGTCGTTAGCATCCTTATAGGACCCATGATCTACCCGGTAGACCTTGTTAGGGAACATCTTAGCCATACGACTAGCTACAGCGTCTCCAGCCTCATCCTTATCGACAGAGATGACGATCTGGTCAAAGCTATTGAGCCATTCAGAACACTTCTCCCAGAGCTTCTTGGAGGGCGTAGCTGAGGGCAACGACACAACAGGGTTAATGTAGCGATGGTCCATCATCTGGTAGACCGAGAGGGCATCAAGCTCTCCCTCAGTGACAGTAACCTTCTTGGCACTACCAGCAGGGAAGAGGTTCATACCGAACAGTTCGTCCCCTTTGAACCCGTTCTTAGCGTAGAAGCCTTTCTCTTGAAGGTTACGGACCTTAATTCCCCCGCTAGGGTAGACATACTCCTGACGATCCTGATAGGTCTTGACCCCAAACTTCTCCATTGTCGGGGCTGCAATACCCCGCATACTCACCCAATTTCCTACGTCGGTTCCCGACTTCTCTCCGGGGGTCTCAGGCTTGATGTCTTTTGGGGTGTAGACCCCTTCAATCACTTGCACAGGATACTTCTCCTTGGCCCACTCGAATGTCCTCTCTTTAGATGGGTAGCCCCGCTCACAGGCATGGCATCTCCCGTAACCCCCAGTGTTGTAGCTGAAGGCGTCACTACTGCCACACGACACATAGGGGCATGGTTGATGAGCAACCTCCACTAGCATCTCCTTCTTAAGACACACTATAGTTTTTATCTATAGTAGTTTATACTGCTCAAGATGAATTCTTAAGTTCCATTCTTAAGAGTCCCTACTTCTCTATAAGACCATTTTCAGAGATCCCTCAAGTCACTTTTTGTTACAAGTTCCCTAGCCTTGCTCTGGATACGTCTCAACCTAAGGGACACAGCTTGATGTGAAAGGTTAAGTTTATCAGCTACTTGACTTTGTGTCGTCCCCTCGTCAGAGATCATCAACAAGAACTTCCAGTCATCTTCATCTAAGGCTCCCT